ACCATGAACAAAAAATACCTTTCGGTTACCAGTATTTATGAGGTCAAATAATACCTGCCCATGGGTGGCAACCCTACTATAAAGAATCAAAGTATTACCTTTCAAGTCATGAGTAAGGTTCTTGATAAATCTATTTCTTTTCTCATGATTGATAAGATACTGAACTTCATCCTCATACGTATCAAATTTCTGAGGTTCATGCTTCATCAACAAAACCTTGATGTTCAACTTAGCAAGATACCCTGCATCCTGTAGTTTTTTAGTGCTGATGATCTTATAAGATGGACCAAATAATCCTTCGAGCACCCATTTGTGAGTCTGTGTGCCATCAAGTGTACCTGTAAATCCATACCTATACTTTGTATCTGCCATCTTGGTCATGATATTGACCAGTGATTTGGATTTGAACTGATGTGCTTCATCACCTATCACTACTTCAAAGTTAGCAAACCATTTACGATCGAGTTTGTATATACTCTGCCATGTAGAGATGATGACTGACTGCTCAGTGTTTCGTGGTGCACCACCATAGATCTTATAGCAATACTTTTCTACATCCCACCCATAATCTTCAAAGTCCTTATACATTTGCTCTACAAGCGATGTAGTAGGAACAATCAAAAGTATCTTTCTACCATTTTCTGCATGATATCTGCAGATAGAATAGATCATAAGTGATTTACCAGATGCAGTTGGTGATATAAGCAATCTTCTATTACGTCTCAGAGCGTCTGTAACACCCTCTACCTGATAATCTCTAGGTTTATACTTAGATATTGTTGTTAGATAGTCTCTGACACCCTCTTCTGAGAATGAATCGTTCTCTTCATAAGGTAAACCATAGTGTTTATTCTCTTCAAACTCAAATGTATATGAATATCTCTCGCAAAAAACTTGTAACTTATCAATCAATCCACAATATATCTCCCCTCTATCCATATTGAATAGACGGATCTTACCATCCCAATACTTGTTACGGTATTGAGGCATAAATTTAGCACCGGGAACATCAAAAGTAAATTGATCTTGTAACTCGTGCCTTATATGTGGATCACATTCAACTCGTAAGAATACTTCGTTCTTCTTACGTATAACCAGATCAGCCATAACCAGAAGTAAAACGTCGCCACTCTATTGCATTCTTGATTTGATATGTTCTATTAGTAATCTGTTTTAGTATCTCTTCAATGTAGCGAAGCATCATATCATAATACTCTCGTTTTAGAGATAGGTTCTTCAATTTTTCATCAGCATCAAGATAAAGTCTTAGATCATCTTTATCTCTTACCTTATAGGGAAAGGGTTCTTCTGCATATACAGCAGCAGTCGCTTTGCCTTGGTAATACTGTCTTCTTTCTAATAGAACTTTAGAGTATGCAGTCTCAGTCTGTTTTCTGAGAGTGAGCGTTACATTATATATGTCGTAGTACTTAGCGTGTAATTGAGGTATTTTTAAAGACTCTGCATCAAGTTCGTCCTGATTCATTTTAGAATCAGACTCCCACATTTCTTGTATCTTATCTAATGAAAAACTAGACTTTCTTTCCGTCATTGTCAATCAAGTCGTACATAGTATATTTGAATATTGCAGTTGCAGTATAATACTGTTGCTGTTCTATTGTAGCATCAAAAGGTATTCCTGTCAGTTCAGTTGGGAAAAGATCTCTGAACTTGATACTACCTGCTTCTTGATAATTGCTGTTGAGTATGATTAGTGTAGCGTCAGATCTCTCTTGAAAAGAACTATTGTCATCAGGGAAGTATCTACTGTCCTTCTGTAGTTTTGAGAACTGATCAAAGGACTCTGGAAATCCTAATGAAGTCATCCACTCGTACAATTGGATATAGTTTTCCAACTTTTCATCTACAAGAAAGTCAACTCTAAGATCCTGATAAGTAAGTTTCTCACCGGGAACTGGTAGATCTCTGAGGTAGTTTGCCTGTACAGCGACACCAAGAGATAGTCCGGGTAGGTTTGCTTTATTGCAAAGAAAGTCTACTTTCGGACACTTATTAATTACTAATTTGAATCCTCCTATCGAGAGTAAGTTCCTATTGGATACCTCGTTTAGAGAACATGGGTTGTTTGACATATCATTATTTATTGCCAATACTCATCAAGCACATCCCATACTTTATTCAGATACTTGTTTGCACCATGACACTCCCACTCACCCATCTCACCAATCTCACATTTGTAAGCAAGTTCTCTTTTGAGTTGCATGAGTTTATTTGTCATAGCAACTTTATCGAGTCTACCGTTCATAATCGTTGTCATACCAATACTAATTATAAGAGAAGACAAAAAAAAGACCCCCTCAAGTGAGGAGGTCGAGACGTAATTATACCTATTACCTTACATAAGGTTTTGAACCTTAACTCTTCTGTAGTAACGGTTAGAACCAGCAGTGATTCTTCCAAGACCTTGAGTTGTACCTTCAGCATAAGGGTTGGAAACCATACCATATCTGGTCTTGAATCCAATTTTTGGCTGGAAGGTGTCTTGTCCAACTGCACGAACCATCTGTAGTGGAACGTATGGGCAGTAGAATAATCCTGCGTCATAAGGTGAAGAACCTTTGTAACCCATAACGTAGTACTGATCAGCAGATAGGTTAGCAGCGAATGGATCGATGTATACCTTGAATCTTCCGTTCAATGTACCTGCGAATGTGTTACCTGTGTCGTCAACTGTTAAGTTAGCGTTTAGAGCAGGAGTGTAGTCTAGTTGACCTGCAGCAGCAAGTGCAGAAGCAACGTCAGCAGAACATAGGATAATGTTACCCTTTCCTCTACGAGTTTCCTGTGCGATTGCGTTTGCATCTCTTTCAAGTTGGAACATCATTCCCTTGAATTTCTCAACCATCCATCTTCCGTTAGAGTCAACGTCTAAGTCGAAGATACCACCTGTTGCAGTGTTGGTTTGTGCACCGGGTCTTGCAACCTTGTAGATTGTTCTGATGATTTCTCTGTTGATCTCAGCAAGTATCTCTGTTGAGAGAATGTTTGCTAATTCTGCTTCTGCATCTAGACCGTGGATTGCCTTCAAGTCTTGAGCAAGTTCTAAACTGTACTCTGCCTTTAGTGCTCTGGATCTTGCTGCCACAGTAACCTTCTCGATGCTGAATGACATCTCTCTGAAGTCATTACCTGCTGCATCTCCTAGAGATTCAAGTGACTGAGCGTCGAAACCTTGTCCAACTGAGTAAGCGTTAGCAGAACCACCATTTAGAATGGATGGGTTTGTACCACCTTGTGCAGTTGTACCGAAACCAACGTCTGTTCCACCGTCAGTTGTGTTTAGTGCATAGTCACCTTGTGTTAGTGATGCATTATCATCTTGAGCAGAGAACGCTGAATCTGGTTCGTTGAAGAATGCTTCTGTTCCAGACTGGTTGTCGTAACGTGTTCTCATTGCGAAGATCAAACCTGTAGGTCCGTTCATTGGTTGAACGCCTGCTAGGTCGTATGCCACCAAGTTAGGCATTGCTCTTCTAATCAATGAGATTAGAACTGGGTCGAAACCTGCAACTGGACCGGCATCGGCAGCGTCGCCACCAAATGCAGGAGCTGATGCTGTTCCTCCACCGTTTCCTAGTGATGTTGTAGGAGGTGCTTCTGTTAGGAATGCACGTTCCTCTCTTAAAAATCTTTCTTGGTTTTCTAGAAGTTGTGCTGTAACCGCTTTTCTATGACTATCAGATATCTTATCAATACCTTCTGCCTCTAGAAGAGGTTGCCACTTCTTCTGTAATTGAGAAGAATTAAACATTGTTGTTGTGTTTTAGTTAATTTACTGGTACTTAGTTAGTGCCTGAATATATGACTCCATAGCAGGGGTATGTTCCTCTACTGGTGCCTCTTCAGAGATAACTTCTTGTGAACTTGCCTCTGGTTTCTTAGGAGCGAAATATGTCTCTCTAAGAGTAGACAATTTTTCACGATATTGTACTTCACTTTCAAACTCAACGCCTTCTGCTAGACTTGCGATCTTCTCTTTTTGAGATAATGCAAGACCCTCACAGACTTCATCTAGGATGTTGTCGGAAACAGATGTCGCTAAACGCTTTGTTAAATTAACGTTGCTCTCAATCTGTTCATTGAGTTTAGTCTCCATATCATCTAATTTTTCGACCATTGCCTCAAGTACATCATATTTCTCATCAGGGATGTTTACATAATGTTCTTCAAAAAGGTTCTTTAGACCGGTCATAAAGGACTCAGAGAGTTCTCCTCTGATTCCTGATTCTAATTGAAGTGTGTTCTCAGTGAACCACTCATTTGATACGTACTCTAAGTATGAATCAATTCTCTCAGTAAGTTCTTTCTTGATAGATTCAACTTCTTCGATAAGGTTTTTATCGTACTGAGCAGAGATCGCCTCTTTTGCTTCGGCGATTCTTGATTTTACAACTGCCTCAAAAACGGTAGTTGCTTTATCTTTGAACTCTTCAGAGAGTTCTTCACCTTCAAGAAGTGCTTGAACGTCTTGTGAAAGATCGATCTCTTCTTCTTGGATAACATCTTCTACCTTTTCCTCAGTCTCAACCTCTTCGTTGGCACCATTGCCATATCCACTTGACTTCATGCCAACTGGACCGAGAGGACCATCTTGTTGAACTGTACCTGCAGTTCCTTTTGTTTGTGGATCGCCTGTTTGAGCGAACTTAGCAGATGGAGACTTCAACTTGTTAGAGTCGTCTGTAGACTTGGAGTTCTGAGGAGTAGGACCGCCGAGATCCTCAATTGCACCTGCGTCTGGGACGTAGTTAGGTGCCTTTGGCATTGGATCGGCAGACTTAGCACCTTTCGTTACCTGATTTTCCATCTCATGTAGTGTTTTTTCTTCAGCCATTATGGTTCCGAATGTACTTAGAATGTGTTAATATTATTATTTATAAGTTAGATAAGAAGTCTGCGAAGAGACGCAACTTGTTTGCCTCTAAGATTTCTTGATCTACCAAGTTATTTATAGACTTCTTAACCTCGTTGCATTTCATTTCACGCAAAACGTTTCCTTCCCATACCCATTCCTTGCCTTCCATGATGCCATCTACGAAAGCATCGGGGGCAGAAGGGTCTGCTACTATGTCAGCAGCAGTGGCAAGCATGAAGTCTTCACCGACGTGGTTTACACCATCAACGTTCTTGATAGAACCCATACCACGACTGGAAACTCCGAGTTTCACTCCTTCAGAGAGAAGAGATTCCGCGATTTTTCCCATGGGTGTTGATAAGATCTGTGCCTTACCAATAAAGTTATTTCCCTCTTGAGTAAGAGAAACAATTTTATGTGATACGCGATCTAAGTTTATAGATGGACCATCTGGATGACCCAACTCTCCTAGAGCACGACCCTTATCAGTGAATGATTCGTTATATCGATTCACTTCATTGACCATTGTCTCTAGTGGGTAGAATCGTTTATTACGATTCACCACCTCTGCTTGCAGAAATGGACCTGTAATGTATAAACTCTTCTTACCGTTCTTTTCTTCAGTTAGAATTTCAACTGATTCGATTTCTTCTGCTATAAGTTTCATCCTAGTTGTACCTCATTGATGTATAACTCACACCCACTTGCAGAAGAGGGTTTCAATATAGGGATAACTGATTTTGCTAGAGTTGCAGTTCCTGTAAATGCACCTAGTGCAGATGTATTGGCAGTGACTGTGATTGTAGTCTTATACTCATTCTTTAGAGTACCGCCAGTAACAGCAGTAACCGGTACATGCTTTATAGTTGTATTATATCCACCAACTGCAGATCCAGTTAGCGTGACAAAATCACCTTCTACAATTTTAGTGTCTCTACTTTGGACTTGTAGAACTGTAGGATTACCTTTTGTGATTGCTATGATAGTTGCGGAAGCAGGGTGTGTATATCTTAGTATCTTATCATCCTGTTTATTCACATGAATTGAAGATACACCAACTGCTGATGTAGTTGTATTACATACCCCAACCAATCCACCGCCTTTTGCA